ATTGGTTATATAAATTATATTTAAAATACGTTGAATTATATGATTTTGACGATTTAATCTAGGAGGATAAAAATGAATATATATGAAAAGTTATTAAAAGCACAAGTTGAATTAAAAGCACCTAAAGGGCAATATAACAGTTTTGGTAAATACAAGTATAGAAGTTGTGAGGATATATTAGAAGCTTTAAAACCTGTATTAGATAAGTTAAAACTAACATTATTTATTAAAGATGATGTTATTGAAGTAAATACAAGAAATTATGTAAAAGCTACAATAATTCTTGTTAATATAGAAAAGCCTGATGAAATTATAGAAACATCAGCACTTGCAAGAGAAGAAGAAACAAAAAAGGGGATAGACGGCTCACAAATCACAGGAGCAAGTTCAAGTTATGCTCGTAAATATGCCTTGAATGGTATGTTTATGATAGACGATACCAAGGATAGCGATAGTACTAATACACACGGAAAAGAAGAAGCTAAAAAGACAAGTGAAACAGAATTTAAAAAAGCTATAGATATGATAAATGCTTTAGCTAATACAGAAGAAAAATCTGAAAAAGTTTTTGATATGATAGAAAAATTTAATAAAAATAGTTTAATGGACTGCACAATTGAAGAACTTAGAAAAATATATGATGAACTAAAAAAAATAGGAGGATAAAATTATGAATTTTTATGATGTAGCAAAAGATTATATTGAAAGAATGGAGTATTTAGAACAAGGTATCAATGCAGAAACTGGAGAAATGACTGAGAATAAAAATCAATTAACAATATGGACTGAGGAACTAACACAAGATTTAAAAGATAAATCAGCAAATGTAATAGCAGTTGTCAGAAATCAAGAGCTTACTATTGAGGCTCTTGATACTGAAATTAAAAGACTACAAGCAATGAAAGATAGTTTAAAAAAAAATTTAGACAAATTTAAGACTTATATTAAAAGTGCAATGCTAGTAAATGGTATTGAAAAAATAGATACTAATTTAGGAAGTATTAAATTTACTAAGTCTACATCTACAGAAATTTATGATGAAAGCTTAGTTGATAGTAGATTTAAAGAAATAGTTACAACTGAAAAAATATCTAAGGAAAAAATTAAAGCTGCTTTAAAAGCTGGGGAAGAAGTTCAAGGGGCAAGACTTGTAGAAAATAAAAATTTAAAAATAGGATAGGTGAGTTAATGAATTTAGTTATTTTAAAAGGTAGACTTACAAAAAGTCCTACTCTATTATTTGGGAAATCTGGAACAGCTTATACAAGTATCAATATAGCTGTTGATAGATATAGCAAAGATAAAAATAGTAATGCCGATTTTATAAATTGCATAGCATTTGGGAAAACAGCTGAATTAATAGCCGAAAGATTTACAAAAGGGCAAGAGATTCTAATCGAAGGAAATTTGAAAATAGATGTTTTTGAAAAAGATGACAAAAGAGAATATAAAACATTTGTATTAATTCAAAGGGTTGAGTTTTGCGGAAGTAAAAAAGATAAAGACGAAGACGATGATGGAAGAGATATCTACGATACAGATGTTTTTCTATTCTAGGAGGAGAAAATGGAGAAATTAGGATACACTAGGCAAACACAAAAATTAATATATTGGCTACTTGATGACTTTGCTAACTTTTGGCAAGGTAACGAGGCTGGAGCAAAGCCAAGTTTTATAGAATTAGCTTACACTAAGGAAGTAATGAAAGCTAAGTTTGTAAAAATTTACGATGGTTTTGACACTGTTAAAAATGCTCAGGCGTTCCTAATTTCTTCTTTGATGAATAAGGATAATCTAACAGTAGATGAACTCACAGAAAACGTTTTAAAAGCATTACAGAGCCTGGCAATTCAAAACGGAGGCTTTAGCTTGTCGTTGAACGCTCTAACACAGAAACAAGCTAATGATTTTGTCAAATGGTTGTTTGAAATGGCTATCTATTGGGATATACCTTTAAGACAAGAAATAAGAGATTTGTTTGCAGAGGATTATCATGACGCTTTTATTTATGCAACTTTAAAGAAAAAGATATGTTGTATATGTGGCAAACCTGGAGAGTTACAACATTTTGATAGAGTCGGAAGCTCAGGATATAAAAGTGATACAGGGCTAAATTATAGAGTGATGTGCTTATGTAGAGAGCACCACGATGAAGCTGATAATTGTATTTCAAGAATAGATTTTATGAAGAAATATCACTTAACTGGGATATATTTAAGTCCTGAACAAGTGAAAGAATTGAAAGGAATATATAAAGGACACTTTCAAGCATTTAAGGAATAACGACTATTTCTATTTTGGAAACAGTTCGAAAATACAGAGGTTAGTTATGAATAAAGATATGGATGTATTTTATAAAAAAGCTTTAAAGAAATATTAAACTTTAAGGCTAGTGAATTAAGTACAGTTGAATTTGAACAAGTAAAAAGAAATGCAGAGAAATTAGAAGTTTATAGATTTGTGAGGAGGAAGTAATGGAAATTAAAAAATTAGAAAATGGAAATTATGAAATAACAAGAGAATATTTAGAAGATTTACTAGAATCAGATTTTAAATTAAATGCTTTAATCAACGGAGGAGTTGATGATTGGGAGTTTTATGATGAAGCTATGGAAGATTTTAATTTTTATGATGTAATAGATTTTATTGAATCAATAGAATAATGGAGGAAGTAATGGAAAAAGAAAATGTATTAGAGATAGAATATCAAGAAGTGTTTGATAGTGTAGTATTTAGAATTAAATATCAAAATGATGAAATTTTAAAAAGAGGAAAATTTGAAGATTGGGATATTAGGGTTGTTAGTAATGACAATGAAAGTATGGGATATCATGATATACATGATTTCTTAAACATAAGAAACAATTATACAAGTGCTGATACTAGAAATTTCCTAGTTTCAAAAACAAAATTTAAAAGCATAAAAGAAAGAGTAGACAAGTTGAATGAAAAATATGGGATTATTAAGAGATGGAGAGCAGAAGAAAATGAAGAATATTATTTTTTAGATGGGAAATGTGAAATTTGGAGCACAATTGAAGAAAAAAAGAAAGTGGACAAAACTTTCTTTGAACAAGGGAACTACTTCAAAACTAAAGGAGAAGCAGAAAAAGTAAAAAAAGAACTAGACAAGTTCTGGGAAAGAGTTAGAAATGGAGAGATTGGAGGAGAAAATGATTGAATATGTTGCAACTGTAAAAATACAAGGTTTTGAATTAAACAGAACAATAAAAGCTGAATTATACAAGCCTTACTACATGACAGATGATGAACTTGAAGAAACTGAAAGAGAATTAAAAAAAGATTTAAAAGAAATATATGGAGATGATATAGAGATAGTTGGATATCATATAGGAGTGTGTGAAAATGGAGTTTAAAAAAAATAATTAAAAAGTTTATAGAAGAACATAAAGAATATTATGAAAATAATTTTCCACTTTATGATGAAAGATATGAAGCAATGCAATCAGGGGCATTAGGAGTTTTAGAAGATTTAGAAAATGAGATAAAAGAATTTGAAAACAAGGAGATAAATAATGGAGATTAAAAAGCCTGAAAATTTTTTAGATATGCTTGAATTACAAAAACATTTAGATAGTAAAATCTTTAGTTTTAGAAGTAGAGGCATTAAAGATATTAAAAAGTCTTTAATTGCTGAGTGTATAGAATTTGACGAAGAAACTAAGGATAGTCATAAAACTTGGAAAAAGCTAAATTATAATAAAGAAAAAGAACTTGAAGAACTTACGGATATATGGTTTTTTGCTGCTCAATTAGTCAATTATTCTTATGAAAATGGAGATATTACAACTCTTGAAAGAAAAGAATTAGATAAATTTTTAAATGATGGGAACTTCCTATACAGTGGTGATATAAATATTCTAGATATTATTTTTGATTTAAAAGCTCCAGTAATGGATTATGCTTTTTTAAAGTTTTTAGTATTAGATTTAATGGTAGTTTCTAATAATTATGGATACACAAAAAATGATATATTAGATGTTTACTGGAAAAAATTTAATAAGAATTTAGAGAGAATAGGCAAGGAGTGGAATTAATGAAAGAATAAAATTATAAAGAAGCTAGAGAATTGATATTACAAGGTAAGAAAGTTGCTAGAAGCTTTAATTTAAAGATATATGTTTACTTTAATAAAGATGGGCAACTTGTAAGAGAAGAAAAAATCCATAATAAAAGAGTTATAAAATCTATTTATGCAAATGGAATAGAATTTTTTGATGAATTATTTAAAGGCAACGAAGAAAATAACAGTTATAAGTTTATGGAGGTCGAGTAATGGAAGAACTTACATACAATGCAAAAGAAGTTATGAAAATGTTAAATTGTTCTCAAGCAACAGCATATAGGACTATTAACGAGATAAATAAAAGATATTGTAAAAGTAAAAAGCTAGATGAAAAGGCCCTTGTAAGTGGAAAAATTAGCAAGAAACTTTTCCACGAATATTATCCAAACAATTAAAGATGTTTACAAAAATTAAAAGGGGGAGTAATATTATATAAACTCCCTCTTTTTTAAAGGAGGATAAAATGAAAAATGAAAATGGATCAGGCAGTGTATATAAACTTTCAGGAAAAAGGAGGAAATGCTGGGTAGCTAGAGTTACTGTTGGCTTTGAAAATGGAAAGCAAAAGAGAAAAATTATAGGAACATATGAAACTAGAAAAGAAGCACAAGCTGAGTTATTAGGATATCTAAATAATCCAACTCTTTATAGTGGTAAGACTTTTAAAGATGTAAAAGATTTATGGTATTCTAGTTATTCTAAAACAGTATCTAGTGTTACTTTGAAAAATGTAAATAATCAACTAAAGAAATTAGAAGTTTTTGATGATGTTAAGATAAAAGAGTTAAAATTATATACATTACAAAAGTTTTTTGATGACTTAGAAAGTGCTTACCGCTCAAAATTTGTTCTTAGAAGTGCTTTAAATATGATATTTGAATTTGCTTTGAAAAATGAGTTTATAGAAACTAATCGAATCAAATTCATTGAATTAGGAAAAAATGAGAAGATAGTTGAAAGAAAAATTTTTACTACTGATGAAATAAAAATACTCTTTGATAATTTAGATTCTGAAAATAGATTTATAAAAAAAATGACTTATGCAACTTTAATTTTGATTTATACAGGTCTTAGAATAAGCGAGTTTATGAACTTAAAAACTAAAGATATTGACTTAGAAAGAAATGTACTATCTATAGTTGAAAGTAAGACAAGTGCAGGAGTTAGAAAAATTCCTATATCTGAAAAGGTTATACATCTATTTAGAGATAATATAGACTATTCTAAAGAATATTTTTTGTTCAATAAACAAGGTGGACATTATAATTATGCTAATTTCTTTCAGCAATTTAAAACTATGCTTGATTTACTTAACATAGAAGAACACACAATACACGATACAAGGCACACATTTGCTACACTTCTAAATAATGCTAATGCAAATAGCACAAGCATTATAAAATTGATAGGACATACTGATTTTAAAATGACTGAAGAAGTTTATACACATAAAGATATTGAAGAACTTAGAAAAGCAGTTAATTTACTAAATTAATTTTTGTTGGCTACTTGTTGGCTACTAACACAAGAAATATGATAAATATAAGAATTAAAAGAAATATG